CCCTGGACGATAAACCGCGACTTGTGGCCACAGATCCGCAAAAAATCGGGGCGGGGCCCGTGGCGATCGGGTCAGCAAAACGAGACAAAAACCACGGCTGGCGGGGCCTAGCTCACGGCCCGCAGGCCGGTGGGCAAGCGTATAAAGTCCAAGTTTTTGACAAATATTTGGCAATTTTTAACTTATCTATGCGATAAATCGCATAAAGGGACCCGTGGGACCCCTATGGGACCCCTTTTCGTGACTAAATTTTAAAAAATAGTCACAAAATAAACGTTATTTAGTGACTAAAAACCGTGAAATAGTCACAAAAAATAATATGTATCCAAAAATATTCGTAGGCTATGGTAAAGTCGCATACAAATCCCACCGTGAGACGTGAGCCGATGCTCGATCAAGAAGAACTAGAAGCCCAGAGACTCCGACTAGAGTTACGACTCGCTCAAATCGAGAAGAATGAGCGGTGTCAGGAAGGTTTTTTAAATTTTGTTAAGCAGATGTGGCCCGGATTTATTGCTGGAGAGCATCATCGGATCATTGCGGAGAAGCTTGAAAGGGTGGCCCGTGGTGAGTTGAAGCGTTTGATCATCAATATGGCTCCACGGCACACGAAGTCTGAGTTTGCTTCGTATCTTTTTCCTGCGTGGATGATGGGCCGTCGTCCGGACATGCAGATCATTCAAGCGACGCACACGACGGAGCTTGCTGTTAATTTTGGTCGGAAGGTAAAGAACCTTTTGGACGGTGACGAGTATCGAGAGATTTTCCCTGACACGGAGCTTGCGGCGGATGCCAAGGCGTCTGGCCGGTGGTCCACGAGCCGTGGTGGGATGTACTACGCTGTGGGTGTTGGGTCAAACCTTGCTGGTCGTGGTGGTGATTTGGTGATTATTGACGATCCGCACTCGGAACAGACGGCGATGAGTGCGAATGGTTTTGAAATTGCGTATGACTGGTACACCGGGGGTCCTCGGCAGCGTTTACAGCCGGGTGGGTCGATAGTTTTGGTACAGACTCGGTGGTCGGAGAAGGATCTGACGGGGCAGTTGATCAAGAAGATGGCCCAGGATCCTCTTGCTGATCAATGGGAAGTTGTGGAATTGCCTGCAATTTTTCACGAGGGGTACGAGAACGAGAAGTCGTGTTGGCCTGAGTTCTGGTCGTTGGATGATTTGCGTGCGGTGAAGGCTTCTGTTCCACCTTCTAAGTGGAATGCTCAGTATCAGCAGAATCCGACGGGCGATGAGAACTCGATTTTGAAGCGCGAGTGGTGGAATGTTTGGGAGCGGGACGCTGTTCCGAAGCTTGAGTATGTGATTCAGTCGTATGATACGGCGTTTTCAAAGCGGGAGACGGCTGACTTTAGTGCGATTACAACGTGGGGCGTTTTTTACCCTGATGAGGGGACGCAACCGAATTTAATCTTGTTGGATTCCAAGAAGGGGCGGTGGGATTTTCCGGAGTTGAAGCAGATTGCGTTGGACGAGTATAAGTTCTGGGAGCCGGAAACCGTGATTATTGAAGCGAAGGCGTCTGGTATGCCCTTGACCCACGAACTACGGAACATGGGTATTCCTGTTGTAAACTTCACACCTAGTCGGGGTAATGATAAGCTGTCTAGGGTTCATGCCATTTCTCCTTTATTTGAGTCTGGCATGGTCTGGGCTCCTGACGCACCGTTTGCGGAGGAACTGATTGAGGAGTGCGCTGCGTTTCCGAACGGGGAACACGACGACCTTGTTGATAGCACGACCCAGGCGTTGATGCGGTATCGACAGGGGAACTTTGTTCAGTTGCCTTCTGATGATTGGGATATCGAAGACAATACACAAAGGGTGACTGCCTATTATGGGTAATTGGAACACAGGTGGGGGCTACGGCGGATCTGCTGGCGACTTTGACGATAGTTACAATGCCGCGATGGGTTATGACGGTGGCGGCGGTAACGACAACAACGACTCAAGTCCCGCTCCAGTAGCTACGCCAAACTACTCTTACACCCGCCCTGACGGCATCGAAGTCGTCGATTATTCAATATCTGCCGCCCAAAACCCTCTAAACACTTACAATTTTAGCACCGGCGTGCCTTCGCCCAATTTAGGGGGCGGCGGCAACGACGTAGCGCGGTCCGTGTTAAGCCAGTCGGTTGTTCAGCCGGACCCCGTTTCCTACCCAGGGGCCTCAAGCATTCCTGCAGTCAATGCGCTAACTCGCTCGTATTCGGATATTAAGGGCTTGGTTACGGACGCTTTGTCTCAGATGCCTAGCAATATTCTTTCTGGCAGTGCCCCGCAAACCACCGCCCCTTCTTCAACGACGGGCATTTCAGGTTTGGCGTCGCGTGCTCGGGACGCTGTTTTAGCTCCGGCACAGAATCCGTTAAACACGATTTCTGGTGCGATAAGCAGGGGCATTCAATCGCTAAAAGATTTTAGCGTTCCTGCGTTTGGCGGCGAAATTAATTTGGACGCGCTTCCCGGCGGTGGCTTTGGCCTGAAGTATTTCAGGCAGTTTAATCAAGGTGGAGAAGTTTCGAACGACGGACCACGGGTCAATGGCGGTATTCAATCGTTGGGTTATTACAACGCAGGGGGTCCTGCGGTCAGTAGAGACGAAGAAACGTCCGACGTGGCAATGGAAGCACGAAAAGCGTATTTACCGCAGTCTGTTCTTGACAACATCACTATGACGGATTCAGGAATTATGTCTACGATGGAGGGCTTGCGAGAGTCTAATCCAGAAGCGTTTGCTGAAATGATGCGTCGTAACACCGAAAAAGAGATAGAACGTTTAAATATGCTTCAATATTACGATGACGAGATTCTTGCCAAATCAGGCGATCCTGTTCTTGATCGATATCTGATTGATGAGGCGGTGTATCGGACGGCGGTTGCTCCTGGTTTTGAGCGGACAAATGACATGGAGCCGTATGTAGAGGGTAGTGTAACGGGAGGCGTGACAACCAATGCGCGTTTCCTTTCTCCGGGGTACACGCCGCGTAGTTTGGTTCCTGGGGATGAGATGTCTGCGACTAATGTCTTACATGAGACAGTTCATGACATTTTGCCTCGCTCCAGAGAAGGTATTTTAGGCGCGGCGAACAAAGAAGAGGCTGCCGTTATTGGTTTGGACCTTTACAAAGCATTTAAGGCTGGTAATAAGGAAGGCTTTAATAACGCGTTGAACTATTTAAGTAGTAACAATGTAGGAGTGGTTCTTGCAGATCCGTTTGCGTTTGATGATATGCGTGAAAATTTAACAGGTACGATAGAATATTTGTACGAGCAGTCCGGCAATCCAATGAATGCTGAACAAAAGCAGGCTTTGGATTCTGAAGTGTACTCGATTCTCAAGAAAGGGGCTCAAGAACAGTTCCGGATGCAATATGAAGGACGGAGATAAATATGTCAGTTCCTAGTGACCGCCCACCAATTTCTTTAATGGAGCGCATGAGCGGTCCAATTGATGAAGAAGGCAATGCAATTGCTGATCTTGAAGTTGAAGTCTCTGAAGGTACTTTTAACGATGGGATGAACTTAATCGGACAAGATATTGAAATTATTGAAGATGGCGATGGAGTCATTGTTGACTTAGACCCTCAAGTAGATCGCGACGAAGATTTTTATGCCAATCTCGCAGAAGAAATGGACATGCGGGATCTTGGATCAATTAGTTCTGAGTTAACTGCCGAGTACGATGCCAACAAAGCGTCTCGTTCTGACTGGGAAGAGGCGTATTCAGAAGGGTTGGAGTTGCTAGGCTTTAACTATGAAGAGCGGACACAGCCCTTTCGTGGCTCTTCTGGGGTAACACATCCGCTGTTGGCTGAAGCCGCAACACAGTTTCAAGCACAAGCGTTTAATGAGCTTTTGCCCCCTGCTGGACCGGTCAAAACAAGCATTTTGGGCACTCCGACGCTAGAAAAAGAACAGCAAGCAAAGCGTGTCAAAGACTTTATGAACTATTACATCACCAATGTGATGGAGGAATACACGCCAGAATTCGATCAAATGCTGTTTTATTTGCCTTTGGCGGGTTCGACGTTCAAGAAAGTCTACTATGACGAAACCTTGGGGCGTGCCGTCAGTAAGTTTGTACCGGCAGAAAACCTGATCGTTCCTTACGAAGCGGGCGATCTTGAGACTTGTCCGAACATCACACAGGTCGTTCGGATGCCTTATAACGATCTTCGTAAGCTGCAAGTGTCTGGTTTTTATAGAGATATTTCGGTTTTACCTAGTGCGGGCGATGATCAAAACAGCGTTGAAGAAGAAATGTCGTTTATTGACGGCATTCGTTCGTCCTCCATTGACTATGACGTAACCTTGCTAGAGTGTCATGTAGACCTCGATTTACCGGGCTATGAGGAAATGGACGAAGAAGGCGAACCGGTTGGTATTCGGGTGCCGTATATTGTCACTATTGCGGCAGATAGCGGTCAGGTTTTGGCTATTCGTCGGAATTATCGCGAAGACGATCCGCTCAAAAAGAAGATTTCTTACTTTGTGCACTACAAATTCCTACCGGGCTTTGGTTTCTATGGTTTAGGACTGATTCACACCATCGGTGGATTGTCTAGGACCGCCACAGCAGCTCTAAGACAGCTTATTGACGCAGGAACGTTGTCTAACCTACCGGCAGGCTTTAAAGCTCGTGGACTGCGTATACGGGACGATGATGAGCCTTTACAGCCCGGTGAGTTCCGTGACGTAGACGCTCCGGGTGGTGCAATTCGCGACAGTTTGATGCCTTTGCCGTTTAAAGGCCCTGATAGCACGTTATTCCAGTTACTAGGCTTTGTTGTACAGGCTGGACAGCGGTTTGCCACGATTACTGATATGAAGGTAGGGGACGGCAATCAGCAAGCAGCGGTGGGCACGACGTTGGCGATGATCGAGCAAGGCTCGCGAGTCATGTCTGCTGTTCACAAGCGGTTGCACTATGCCATGAAGAACGAGTTCAAGATTCTGGCTCGTGTCATGAAAGAGTCATTACCGCAACAGTACCCTTACGCTATTGCAAACGTTGATGCGACTGTAATGGCTCAGGATTTTGACGACCGTGTAGACGTTATTCCTGTCACTAATCCGAGCATTTTTAGTCAGTCACAACGGATTGCGTTGGCACAGGCCGAGATGCAGTTAGCGGCGCAGGCTCCGGATATCCATAATATGGAAGAGGTGTATCGCCGGATGTATTCGGCGCTGGGCGTAGAAAACGTGGACAAGATCTTGAAAACGACGCCGCAGGAACAGCCGCAGCCTAAAAACCCTGCACAGGAAAACATGGATATTTTGGACGGATTGCCGTTGAAAGCCTTCGAGGGTCAGGATCATCAGGCACATATTATGGCTCACATGGTTCATGGCGTTTCGCCAATGTTGCAGGCACAGCCCAAAGCAGCAATTGGCTTGCAGAAGCACATCTTAGAGCATGTGGAAATGCAGGCGCAGGAGCAAGCGATGGCAGAAATGGGCGGTCAGCTTGGTCAGCAGATCAGCAGAGAGCAGGCGATGCAACTGGAAGGTCGTATTGCACAGCTTGTTGCGGAGGGTATGCAGGCGATGCGTAACCTGAGTCAGCAGTTAGCTGGAGGCGGTAAGCAAGATCCAGTAGTTGCTCTTAAGGAGAAAGAACTTCAGAGCCGTGAAGCGCAGGCTCAGGCTGACATTCAAATGGATCAAGCCGAGCTGGAGATGGATCGACAGAATGCACAGCGCAAGGCGTCAGAGTTCCAGCAACGATTACAAAGCCAAGAGCGTCAAACCTTTGCTAGAATTGAAGCTGCCGCTGAACGTGAGCGCATGAAACAAATGGCAAACATGAATAAAGGACCGGGACGATGAAGAAAGAAACGAAGACAGCTACAAACGCAGTAATCGATAAGCAGGGGTCTATCCCTTACGGCAAGTCTGCACCAGCTCCTACCGCAGTTCCAGGCGGCGTTGCGCGTGGCATGGGTGCCGCTAAACGTGGCGGTAACTACAAAGGTTCTGGGTGCAAGGACTACTAATGACTGCGGTTAAGGCGAAGCCTCAAAAACCGAAGCCGAAGAAAGTTGTTGTTAAACGCTTTAGCAAAATTGCACGACCGCAAAGGTTTATAGGAGTGCGCTAATGATCTTTGAAGCCATAGCCGCAATCAAGATAGCGAACGAGGCTATTGGCGCGATCAAGGAATTTGCTGGTCATGTTTCTTCTGTTGGAGAGATGGGTCCGCAACTTACTAAACTTGCAGATGCAAAAGAAGATATTCAGAAGAAGGCGGCTGATGGAGACATGGACGCCTTTTTTGCTTTAGAGAAGATACGTCAGCAAGAAGCCGAAATAAAACAAATGTTTATCTATTCAGGCCGCGCAGGGCTTTGGGACGACTACCAAAGATTTATGCAGACTCGGAAGGAGCTAAGAGAAAAAGAGCGTAAGCGTGTTGAGGCTCGTAAACTGGCTAAGAAAAAAGCCATCAAGAATGGACTTATGTATGGTGCTGTTGGCATTGCTCTTCTCGGTGTGGTGGGCGGGGCCGTGGCCTTTGTACTTTATCTTATTAGCCTTAAAGGTAAATAGTGGATGACAGAGATATTCGTGCCGCCGTTCAGTCCGATCTACAACAACTCAAACGTGAAATATCCCGTAATCGAGACAGAACTTTTACCCAAGGCGAGGGACGTAGACGGCTTGCCAGAGCGGTCGCGGC